AAATGGTATGAACACTGTGCCCCACGACGGGGACGGTCATATCAAATTATTCGCAGCTCTTATAGTCCCGATCTATACACTTGCTTGCAAGATCTTGCGCTTTTGCAACTTGCTCCCGCGACATATCGTCGGCGATGGTTTGGAGAAGATGTCTAGCCCATTCATCTCCTTGAGCTGCTGCCAAGTTGAACCACATATGGGCTAGGACGTAATTTTGTGGAACACCTTTACCATTGCTGTATTGAAGACCGAGTAATTGTTGTGCCTTCATATCCCCCTGCTCAGCAGCACGCCGGTACATCCGATGCGCTTCTGTATAATTTTGTGGTACCCCAAGCCCCTTCTCAAGCATCTGTCCAAGATGAGTCTGAGCTCGCACGAGCCCATGGTCGGCAGCAGTTTGGTACCATCGCAACGCCTCACCGTAATCTTCCTCAACCCCCCAGCCCCACTCGTAAAACTGGCCCAGAGCTGCCGCTGCGTCAGGATTGCCACTCTCGGCAGCCGCTCGATACTTCTCTGCAGCTAACTGATAGTTTCCTCTATCCCACGCTAGTTTCGCCTCCTCCAAATCACCCGCAAATAGCGTTGTGCTGCTTAGCACAAGAAGTAAAGAAACCCAGATTCGCATAATGATTCCCCTGCTAGTTTGTGGGTACTACGATTTACCTAGTTTGATTATTAGCTTGGTAACAGTACGCAGCTCACCAAAATGCTAGCGGACTTTTTCACAAACAAAAGGTGCAACTAATAGATAGCCTTTTTCACTGCGATTAGACGGTTTAATTCCTGCAAAAGTTGCAGCACGCACGCCAGTCAAATTTGTAAAACTGAAGTTGATGGTTGTACCCAAACTACCCACACAGGACTGCGACTCGCCAAAAAGCGACTGCAGAGGTGGATTACACGAATAACCGAAACTGCCGAAGATTTTTTCGAGTGACTCACTTGTTAAGGAGTTGCCCTCTGCAGTCAGAAAAAAAGGTGGGTCATCAACGTAAGTTCCTGGGACCCACTTACCATTCTTCCAACCCAAGCCAGCAGTCTCGACATATTGACAGGCATAGGTCACTTGTTGAGCAAATGCAGGGGCTACCAAAACCGCGGAACTCAGCACAAAGGTAAAAAATAACTTGCTCATAAAAAGACTCCCACTACCTACTAGGCATCACTTAATCATCTACAAGATCGACAGTTTTTAGGACTCTGAATCAGTGATGTGTAAATTTCCGAAAACTCAGACAGTAGCTTCTATCTGGATCTGTGCTGCTACCTATTTCCAAAGACACCGACACCTCGCACTCCGCGGGCAGTCACTTTGAGCGCACCGTACCCGATCGAATAGTGAATTCGCGTTGGTCAAACATGTTGTAAGCACCCTCAACCCAATAGAAACTACTATCGGGAACCGTGATGTAGATGGTGCTTGTTCCCTCAAAAAAAACTGGATTATCAACTATTAGGATCTGCTTGGTCACCTTCTGCACCTTCAACGCATAGGTACCACCTGATGGGTTTACACCTAAAACCTCACCTTCTTTGAGAATCATGGTCAGCTGTAGATCCTCATCTTGGCATTCAAAATCAATTCCTGGCCCTCTTGTCGTGCATGACTCCTGAATGTCAAGAACCATTACGCTTTCGGCTAATACCGAACTCGCGAAAACGCTCGTAAAAATCGCCGTGCCTATTAATAAACGCTTCAATTAAATCCCCCGCCAAAAAAAATTCTTAGTAGACCTTAATTGACCCAATTGTTTTTTGCAAGCGAAGGGTCCTTATCCCTCATACGTCCGGTCATCATGCACGTTTAATCGTTGCGCAGGAGAACTGCATGAGCATGGCGAACAAGATGTAAGCAACAAAATCGCTATACACGCCATCGAAAGTTCGCCACACAAATTCTCCAATGACGCTGTGTTCCTCACTAACGTCAAAGGAGTAATCAATGCCGTCACAGGCACCCAGACACCCCTATCCCTTGCATGAAGCAGTCCGGCAGCTGCCACCGGAGGCTCGCCGGGTTTTGAACGAAAACGAACTCGCCCAACGCTGGGGCATTAGCACCAAGACCCTACAGCGTTGGCGCTCCGAGGGCCGCGGTCCGAAATACCTAAAACTGAGCAAACGAGTTAGCTACCCGCTTGAGTCCGTCATGGATTTCGAACACTGCGCTCTTCATGCATCCACATCTGAACGCTCTGGCACTTAAGGATCTATCTATGAAAGACATCACCATTTATCCCGAACATTTGGCGGATATGACCACCGCTCAAGTCGAGAAATTACCGGCGACGCGACTCTATGAAGTTCATCGTAACCTCGGCGAACTAGCGTCTTGGGTGCGGCGCGAACAGTCGAAAGTGCACAACGCGATGCAACGTAGGTTCGAGGAACAAATTCGCCAAGCGAAGGAAGAATCTGGTAAGGACTTTGGTACGGTGCGGTTCAGTGATGGCGAGCTATCCATCGGCGTAACAACTCCCAAGCGTGTGATCTGGGATCAGACCGTTCTGGTCGACCTTGCTAGGCGTATTGCCAATAGCGGCGATCGCATCGAAGAGTATCTCGATGTCGAGTTCAGTGTCCCTGAGGACCGTTTCAACAATTGGCCATCTAGCCTTCGCGATCAATTTGAAGCGGCACGAACCGTGAAACCCGGCAAAGTTTCATTNGAGTTGAAGCTCAAAGATGCTGAGTGACGAGTCATAGAGAACAACACATCACATGGAATCCAAAATGACTTTACCCATCATCACAGCCGATCAAAGGCTGAAAGAGAAGGCTGGCGTCAAGCTCGTGCTACTTGGCAAAAGCGGGATTGGCAAGACTACGCAATTAAAGACTCTGCCCGAGCAGGCAACGCTTTTTGTCGACCTTGAAGCCGGTGACCTAGCTGTCAAAGAGTGGCGCGGCGATTGCGTTCGGCCATCNACCTGGAGGGACTTTCGTGACTTGGCCGTTTTCTTGGCGGGTCCCAACATGGCACTGCCCAAAGACACACCGTTCTCTCGCGAGCACTACGAGCATGTGTGTAATCAGTACGGTGACCCAGCCCAACTCGAGAAGTATGACTACTACTTCGTTGACAGCATCACCGTGCTCGCGAGGCTTGCCCTCTTGTGGGCAAAAGCTCAACCGCAGGCGTTGTCGGAGAAAAGTGGAAAGCCTGACACTCGAAGCGCGTACGGGTTGCTTGGTGCCGAGATGATCGCGGCATTGACCCACCTACAGCACGCTCGTGGCAAGCACGTCATCTTTGTAACCATCCTTGATGAGCGCGTTGATGACCACAACCGCAAAGTCTTTGTCCCACAGATTGAGGGCTCCAAAACTGCCGCCGAACTACCTGGGATCGTCGATGAAGTCATCACCCTGGCAGAGATCAAGAACGGTAACGACGAGTCTTACCGTGCGTTTGTCACCCATACGCTAAATCCCTATGGCTATCCGGCCAAGGACCGTTCTGGGGAACTCAACCTNCATGAACCGCCAGACCTTAAAGCCCTGATCGATAAGTGCGCTGGTGCAACCAAACTTAACAAGGAGCAATAAACATGTCCGCATGGAATGATTTCAACGATGCCGAACAGCAATCAACCATCGACTTGATACCCAAAGGCACAGTTGTGAACGTGCGCATGACGATCAAACCCGGTGGTCACGATGATCGCGAACAAGGCTGGACTGGTGGGTATGCGACGCAAAGTTACGACACGGGTAGCGTTTACCTTGCATGCGAATTCGTGGTGCTTGATGGCCCGTTTAACAAGCGCAAGATGTGGACCAATATCGGCTTACACAGCAGAAAAGGGCCAAACTGGTCCAACATGGGTCGCAGCTTCATTCGCGCAGCACTGAACTCTGCACGCGGCGTAAACCCCCAAGACAACTCACCAGCTGCTGCAGCTGCGCGTCGCATCAAGGGATTCGAGGAACTCGATGGTCTTGAATTTGTAGCTCGAGTCGATATTGAAAAAGACGCACGCGGCGATTTCCGCAACATCGTGCGGTCCGCAGTTGAACCGGGCCAGGCTGACTATCCGAGGAACGGCAACACAGTAACGCAGCCACAATCGCCCTCCCCAACCACACCTGCCGCCTCAAGCGGGCAAACCGGCTTTAACGGTCGCCCCTCATGGGCATGACGAGGGATGTGTGAAATGCTGGATTTGTACACGACATGCTCGTGGGTTTGGTCATGCCGACACTCGATTTACCGGGTCCGACCCGCGTTGCTATCCATCGGACTGGGTCTTTTGTTCACGAATGTGCCAAGACCTGTTTCACAACATGTATTCGAACTGGCGACGAGACCAGCCCGACCTGAAGCCTCCTACGGGGGAACCCATGATTGATGCAACCGAAATAGAGCTCGCCAGCATGCGGTCATGCTTAAAGGCATTCGGCGAAGCGGCTAATCAAATCGGCTTCGAACGGGCTTTGGCCAGCTATTCAGAGAGCGAAGCGCTTCTGGTTATCCGGGCAATCGTTACTTGCTGGACTGAAAGCATGGCAAAACACCATGAGTCATCGAAATATCCCCCGCTGCGGGGGGCAACGGCTGTCTCTGATCCGCTAGCAAGCCTAACTGATGACCTGCCATGGGAAGTAGCGGGAGGCAAAAAATCATGATTGACTTCAACAGCTCCTCAAGTTTAAGTGCCCGCATGTCCGCATTGATTGATAAGGGACTCAAATCTCGCCAGTCAAAACAGAGACCTCGGGAGTACCTCGGGGCTTCCCGGTTAGGTGTCCAATGTTCCCGAGCATTGCAGTATGAGTATGAACACCAGCCAGTGGACCCAGGACGTGAACACAGCGGCCGGTTACTGCGCATATTTGAACGCGGCCACGTAACCGAAGATTGCATGGTCAAGTGGTTGGATTATGCCGGCTTCGACCTTCGAACGACGGGAGCCGATGGTCAACAGTTTGGGTTTTCGGTACTTGATGGCAGACTGCAAGGCCACATTGACGGCGTGTTCGTTGGTGGTCCTGAGGGATTCCGGTACCCAGCTCTCTGGGAAAACAAATGCTTGGCTTCGAAGTCGTGGCGAGATCTCCAAAAGAACAAGCTCGCCATCTCAAAGCCCATCTACCATGCCCAGATCGTGCTTTATCAGGCGTACCTGGGGCTCCATGAAAATCCAGCCATCTTCACGGCAGTTAACGCTGACACGATGGAAATCTACACCGAGCTCGTCGACTTTGATCCGCGCCTTGCACAAAACCTGTCAGATCGTGGCTTAAGAGTGGTCTCGGCTTCAGCCGCTCGCGAACGTCTTAATCGTGCCTATCAAAACTCGACTCACTTCGAATGCCGGATGTGCTCGTGGCAAGACCGTTGCTGGAGTGAATCATGATGGCAAACTCCGCTGGTTGTAATCGGTTGCTCCACGAGCAACTACTCAACACGCGTCAGGCCGCCGCACTTCTGAACCTGCCGCAATACATCCTAGCTCAGCCAATTGAACGCAAACGCTATGGCATCCCTCACTATCGGGTTGGCAAGCTCGTTCGGTTCAAACGCGACGAGTTGATGAATTGGTTTAGTCAAGCAGGGAGCAAACACCATGCTTGATTTCAATAAGCCACCGACACCAGACAGTGCAATTGAAAAGGCGGGCCGGGAAAATTTAAGGTGCGCCCTGTTGAGCCAGATCGACTCGGTCTTACAGACATTGTTCCCGGCCGGCAAGCTTCGACGCAACCGCTTCCTGATTGGGGATGTGTTGGGTAGCCCTGGCGACAGCCTCGAGGTGGTGCTTGAGGGCGAAAAGACCGGCCTTTGGACTGACCGAGCCACTGGTGATGGCGGCGATGTCTTTGACCTTATTGCTGCAAACCAAGGGCTTAATGCACAGCTTGAGTTTGCGCGCGTGATGGACTTCTCCCGCGCTCTGCTGGGTCGCACCGTTTCGAAACAAGCAAAGGCACGCCGGAAAGAAGCACCGGTTGACAAACTAGGCCCTGCCACTGCGAAGTGGGACTACCTCGATGCCGCGGGGCAGCTCATCGCCGTTGTTTACCGCTACGACCCGCCGGGCGGCAAGAAGCAATTCCGACCATGGGATGCCAGGCTGCGCCGAATGTCACCACCCGAGCCCAGGCCCCTTTACAACCAGCCCGGTATCGACCGCAGTCCGACCATCGTGCTGGTTGAGGGCGAGAAGTGCGCACAGGCGCTCATTGAGGCCGGTGTCGTGGCCACCACCGCCATGCACGGCGCAAATGCCCCAGTCGATAAAACTGACTGGTCACCGCTTGCTGAAAAGGCTGTGCTGATCTGGCCAGACACAGACAAGCCCGGCTGGGACTACGCCACAAGTGCTGGCCAGGCAATCTTAGCCGCCGGTGCGTTGTCATGTGATGTGCTGTTTCCGCCAGACGGCAAGCCAGAAGGCTGGGACGCAGCCGATGCACTGACCGAGGGGATGGATGTTCAGGCCTTTATCGCCGATGCGGCCCGCATGTGCATCAAACCGTCAACCATTTCACTATCTAAGGTGCCCATGGTATGGGCAACTGATGACTCATTGGCCCTGGCTTTCACGGGTCGATATGCAAAGGACTGGCACTACTGCTCGGCGTGGGGAAAATGGCTGATGTGGACCGGAACGCACTGGCGCAGTGATGAAACGCTTTTGGTGCACCATTTGATCCGCAATATCTGCCGTGAGCAAGCCACAGAGGCGGATTCGCACCGGATCGCTTCGAAGTTGTTGGCCAGCA